GGCCCCAACCGCATCCCCATCGTCGCCTTCATGAAGGCGCAGGCGTCGGAGTCGCTGCTGCACGCGCAGCAAGCCGGAGAGCTGCTGACGGGACTCGGCGGACACCCGACCTTGCAGATCGCGCCGTTCGGGATGACCATCGGGAACACGTCGCCATCGGCGGCGACGCCTTCAGCCGAGATGCCGTCCATGCGCGCCTGCGCGGTGGCGACGTGGTCGTACTTCGAGTCGCCCGACGCGAACGCGACGAAGCGGTAGATGGTGATCGCCGAACCAGCGGTTCGGGACACCGTTTGCACTGCTTGGTAGGTGGACATTGTGTGTTCCTTGAGTTGTTTGGATCAGACCTGGGTGCCCATGCGCTTCTCGACGTGACGGTGGTAGAGCTTCTGGCCCTCCGTCGTGTTGAGCGCCTTGGTGTACGCCTTCTCGAACGTGATGTTCTCCCGCTTCGCGATCTCGCTGGCGAGCGCGTCCAGCGGGTCGAGGGCCTCGTCCGCCGCCGGGGCGAACGTGGTGCCCAGCGTGGCGAACGCCTTGCCGAGGCTCTCGTTCTGCGCCTTCAGCGCAGCGACCGCCGCCGTGCGCTCCTCGACGGGCAGCGAGTCGATGCCCTTCAGCAGCGAGACGCGGACCGAGAGGTCGCCGGGGATGTGGACGAGTTCGGCGGCACGCTTCTCCAGGTCCGCCTTGTACGCCTCGGCCTCCATCTTCATGCGCTTCTTCTTCTCGGCGTCCATCTCCTGCGCCATCTTGGCGAGGCGCGGATCGTCGCTCTTGCGGAAGACGCTGCCGTCCATCGCGGTGTAGACGACCGCGTTGGCGTCCTGCGCCTTCGCGATCTGCTCGTCGCGAGCGGCGTCGTTCGACGCGAGGAAGGCGTCCGCCGCCTCGCCCGTCAGCGACTTCAGGAACGTGCGGTGGTTCTCCGACAGCGACGAGATCGCCTCGGCGCGCTCAGCACGCTTCGTGAGCGTGGCGAGTTCGTCCTGGTACTTCTTCTCGACCGCAGCGATGTCGGCGGTCTGCGTGGCCTGCTGAGTCATCTTGTGCTCCTCAACCTGACCGAGATCATCGGCGGTTTGGGTGTTGCTCGCGGAAGTTGCATTCTTGCCCAACAGGTCCGCGAGCACGCCGCTGTCGGGAAGAAGGTTGGTAGCGTCGAGCGCACGCGCACGACGCTGGATGTGGCGGGCGACGGCCTCGGGGTTCTTCGCGCGACCGAAGGCACTGATCGCGTTCTTGAGATCCTCGACCGTCTTGATGGGGTACGCGCCGTCGGGCATCGCAGCACCGGCTTCCGCCGCTGCTGAACGCTCCTCGGTGCTGAACTCCCGCTTGGTGGTGTCGCCCATGTCCTTGCTGATCACTTCGATGCCGTGGTTGTGGCCCATGGCGTGGCCGACGATCACGTCGCCAGCCTCGTTCATGATCCACGGGTGGCAGTGACCATCGACAATGCTGGTATCGCCAGCTCGCCGCATGTAGTCGCCTCCGCCCAACGTCACGAGGTGCGAGTGCCCGCCAGTCATGGTGGTGATCGCCATGGCGTAGCTGGCCTTCTCGACCGTGTCGTCCCGCTTCATGATGGTGGCTCGCGCCTCCTGCTGGGCAGGGCGGTCCACTGCGCTGATCTCGTTCATCGTGAACGAGCGCATCACCGTCTTGACGATCTTGCCGTTGCGGATCATGCGACCTCCTCGACCTTGCCGTAGCTGCCGCCGATGCTGAAGCCCGTGTAGGTGCCGTCGCGGAACTTCGCGAGCACCTCGGGCGTCGGCTTCATGGCGATGAGCAGACCAGTACGCTCCGTCGAAATGCCCAGGGACTTGGCGATCTCGGCGGTCAGGGGAAACGCGAACACGACGGCACCCTTGGCCTCGCCCTGGTGCATCTCTTTCGCGATTCGGCTGTTCTCCATGAACTCCGTAGCTGCCTTCATCATGGCATCTTCGGGGATGTGGTCGCCCTGTACGTCGTAGTACGGTTCGCCGCCAGAAGTTGACACAATAGCGAAACCGAAGACAAGCCCGAGGCTCTCATCGACCTTGACAAGCTGGGCGGTGGTGAACTGGTTGGTCATGGGGGTTACTCCTCGATCCACTCGACTTCGACGCCCACGGTGACGGCTGACGCCGGAGCGGCACCGAAAGCGACGCCGATGTTCTCGGCGGTGCCGCGCAGAATCACGCCGCTGGCCTCGCCAAAGCCGTTACGGAAATCCCAGACGATGGGAGCAGGAGGCGTACCGGCAGCAGCAGCCGTCGTGGCCTGCGACAAGAATCGCTGGCACCCGATCGTGCCGACCAGGGTGCCCTCCGTCGGAGCCGCCGTGTAGACCTGACACAGATTGGCCGTGGATGCCGCGCTGCTGGAGTCCAGCGGAACCTTGGTCAGTGTGGTCGCCGTGCCGCCCGTCGGGGCCGTCGAGAACTTCTCGACGATCAGGGAGTGGTAAGCAACAGCGGTCAGCGTCGGACAGGTGATCGTGATGCGCTGCACGGTGATCGTCTTGGTGGACGACCCTGCGATCACGAAGAAGATCGAGGCACTTGCTGCTGCAACGACGTTGTTCGTGGTCGAGGCGCGATACGTCGCCTTGCCGCCGCTCTTGATGACCTGAAGGCGACCAGCCGCGTCGGTGCTGAGTGGGATGTAGTCGCCAGTCGGACCCGCGAACACGGTCAACGAGTCGTTGCGGACCGCGAGCGTCATCACGCCCGTCGAGCCGCTGACGTGTGCGGTGTCCTCGGCCTTGCCCAGCTCCCCGCTGTTGGTGCCGGGAATGATACTGCTCACAGTGGCAGAGACCGTTCCGCCCGCGTTGAAGACGTACAGGCCACCACCACTTTGGTCGATGAACGGGTGGCACCACGACCCGGTCGTGATGCCAAGATTGGTGATGACCGCTCCAGCGTCGTCCGTCACCTCGCATTGGGGCGCAAGACCAATCGACTTGACCGGGACGGCGTCTACCTGACGGTATACGTCAAGGACGTGGGTGGTGCCGGACGAGAAGATCTCTGCGGCTACAGCACCATCTACCGTGATGGAACCACCACCGTCGCTGATCGGCACACGGTTGCTGTTGCTGACATCCGTGTTGTTGACCTGAAGGTTCGCGTTCAGGTTCAGGTTGTCGTGCGTCGCCTGGGCAGCGGTCACCGTGCCATCGACCGTGAGGCTTCCGCCGTTGTCGTCAACCGACACCGGCTCGTTGACCGAGACCGTACCCGAGACGGTCACCGTGCCCGAAACGGATGAGACTGCGACTGTGCCATCCACCGTCAGCGAACCGCCAGCATCCGAGACCGGAACCGGGTTCGCGTTGCCCACGTCCACGTCGCCGACCTGAATCGTCGCATTCAGGTTCAGGTTGTCGTGCGTCGTCTGGGCAGCAGTCACCGTCCACGAGCCGGACTGCGTCGCGGCAACAGTGCCATCGACCGTGAGGCTTCCACCGTTGTCGTCAACGGAGACGGGCTCGTTCACCGAGACCGTCCACGAACCAGACTGCGTCGCCGCGACCGTGCCATCCACCGTCAGCGAACCACCCGCGTCGCTGACGGGCACCGGGTTCGCGTTGCCCACGTCCACGTCACCAACCTGAATCGTCGCGTTCAGGTTGAGGTTGTCGTGCGTCGTCTGGGCAGCGGTCACAGTGCCATCGACCGTGAGACTTCCACCGTTGTCGTCAACCGACACCGGCTCGTTCACCGAGACAGTGCCCGAGACGGTCACCGTGCTTGAGATCGACGAGACCGCGACCGTGCCATCCACCGTGAGCGAGCCACCGGCATCGGAAACCGGGACCGGGTTGCCGTTGCTCACGTCCACGTCGCCGACCTGAATCGTCGCGTTCAGGTTCAGGTTATCGTGCGTCGCCTGGGCAGCGGTCACCGTGCCATCGACCGTGAGACTGCTGCCGTTGTCGTCAACCGACACCGGCTCGTTCACCGAAACCGTCCACGAACCCGACTGCGTCGCCGCGACCGTGCCGCTCACCGACGAGACGGCAACAGTGCCATCGACCGTGAGACTTCCACCGTTGTCGTCAACCGACACCGGCTCGTTCACCGAGACCGTGCCCGAAACGGTCACCGTGCCCGAGATGGACGAGACATCGACCGTGCCGTCCACCGTGAGCGAGCCGCCACCGTCGCCTACGACGACGGTCCCGCTCACGGAGGACACGGCAACGGTTCCGTCCACCGTCAGGCTTCCACCGTTGTCGTCAACCGACACCGGCTCGTTGACCGAGACCGTCCACGCGCCCGACTGTGTTGCGGCAACCGTGCCGTCCACGGTCAGGGAACCACCACCATCGCCCACAGTGACGGTTCCCGAGACCGAAGAAACAGCAACAGTACCATCGACGGTGATGCTCCCACCACCGTCGTTGATCTCGACGGTCAACGCGCCGCTGGGCGTGACCTTGACGTTCTCATAACTGCCGCCACCGCTGGAGGTCTTGCCGACGATCACGCTGCGAGTGGTGATCGCTAGCGTGGTGTCCTCGAACACATCCGTGAGCGGGTGGTTGTTGGCACCCATGCCGGAGGGCCGATAGACCGTGCCCAGTCGGAACGTCGTCTGCGCCGTGCCGCCGTTCGTGTACCTGATGCGGAAGTAGCGTCCGCGCACGTTGCTCGCCATCGCACGGCCAGGATGAGCCGTGGAGATCGTGATCGCCTCGTCCTCATCGACGTTCACACCGTCGCCGGACCACTCAAACTTCATCCCGTCCGTTGCAGACGGAACGTCTGCGTAGACGGTGACGCTGAGTGTCGCGTAGTCAACCGTCTGTTCCCAGGTTCCCGTGAACGTGGCGTTTGCGCCCAGTGGCGTCGTGGTGGCGTTGCCGGTGCTGACAAGGCCACCCAAACTCGCCGACAGAGAACCATCGACCGTGATCGAGCCACCACCGTCGCTGATCGGAACGGTGCTGCCGACGTTGGTGCCGCCAACCTGTGCGATGTTGACGTTGCTGCTCGCGCCACCGGGGTTGACGACCTTGACGAGCAGTGCGTTCGTCGCCGCGTCAACCCATGCGTGTTCGCGATCAGGCCCGCCGATGATCTGCGTGCTTCTGCTGCTCATACCTTGGTGCAGACACAGGTGTAGGTCGCCGCAGCGGGATCACGATCGAGCACCTCGATCATGTAGGCGACGCTTTCGATCGTGATGCGGTCTCCCGCCTCCGCGATCGTTGCGCCGCCGTTGATGGTGTCGCCGATCAGCACGATGGTGATCTTGCCGTCGGCGATCAGCGTTCCGTTGATGTCCTGCCGCGCCTGCTTGTCGATGAAGCCCTTGCAGGAGTAGGCGGCAGTCGTGGGATTCATGCCGCCAGTGAGCTGGCCCGCTGTCCGAGTTCCAGGCGTGGACTTGGTCAGCGTCGCATCGAGCACTCCAGGCCCGATGTACTGCTTGATCAGTCCACTGATGTCGATCCCGAACAGCGGGTTGCCCATCGGATCAGCTCGACAGGTTGCCCAGATCGACGTAGAAGATGTCGATCGTGCCCGTGACCGTCACCGAGCTGTTGGCGGTGACCGCAGCAGCGATGTTCATGTACAACGCCGCCGTCGCGCTGTCCGCGACGCGGAGCGGGAACGTCGAAGACGAGTTGTCGTTGCTGTGGGCCTCGAAGTCCACCGTCAGCGAGTCCCCGTCGATGTCCACCTTCTCGATGACGTTGACCATCGTGCTCGACAGCGTCGCGTTGCTCGCCGTCGCCGTGCCGATCGCCATGTCGAGGTCCGTCGCCGCGACGATGCCGTTGGTGTTGCCCTGCTTCGTGACGACGCAGTCCACCTCGACGCCCAGCAGCATGAGGTTGCGATCGGGCAGATCGAGCAGCTTGCTGCCGCCGTAGTCGTTCGCGGCGGTGACCGCGATCGAGAAGTCCGTCAGCGTGAGACGCGCCTTGCGGACCGCGTGGAACTCGTTGCCGATGGTGACAGTCGAGGCACCGGCCTCGCTGAACTTGAGGGAACTGCCGTCGATGAGGTTCTTCGCGAGAACCTCCTGCTTGATCTTGGTGCTCATGTGGTTTGCTCCTGAATCAGAGACCCGGCTTGCTCAGGTCGAAGTAGTAGATGTCGAGGGTGCCCGTGACGGTGAGCGTGTCGTTGACCGTCGGAGTGCCGTCCGTGCTGAAGTACAGGTAGATCTGGTCCTCAAGATCCATCTGCTTCGGGTAGATGCTCGAACGGCTGTTGTCGTTCGTGTGCCCCTGCCAACTGATGGTGAGAGCCTCGGTGGTGACCTGGGTGCTACCCACCAACTCATCCCCGGTGAGGGTCGTGCCGACGCCAAAGCTGATCGGAACCGCAGCAACGATCCCGTTCGCCGCGTTGCCCTTGACGATGGTCAGGTTCGCACTGACGCCCAGCAGCACGGTGTAGCGGTCTGGGAGCACAAACGCCTCCAGGCCGGTACTGCCTGTGTCGAACGGGACGGTCACCACCGTGTTCGTAAGCGTCAGCCGCGCCTGCTTCGGGATGTGCATCTGCGTCGCGATCTTCATCGACGCCTGATCCGGCTGGCCGAACGGGACGCTGGTGCCGTCCACGAGGTTCTGGATGAGGACCGACTGCTTGTACTTGAGAGTCATTCGTCTTTGCCCTTCTTCTTGAGGACGGCGAAGCCGAGCGAGCCTTCGTCTTCGTAGTGAACCGCCACGATGTTGTACTGGTCCGTGACTTCCGTCAGAGCCTTGAAGCTATCGACGGCGTAGACGTGAACGTGCCCAGAGCCTTCGTCGTCTTGCAGGACGCAGACCCTGAGCACTTCGTTCACGCGAAGCCTTCCGACCGGGTGAAGTTCTCCGCGTTGAACGCCGACGCGGAGGTCACGCCGCTGGCGACGCCAGCACCGTAGGTGGTGCCTGCACCGCTGAAGTACGGCTTCAGGAAGTCCATCGCCGTGATCGGCAGTCGCGTGTCCTGGGCAGTGCCAACCGTGGACGAGAAGAAACGGACGAGCGCGCTGCCCGCCTTCGCCTCCTTCACGTTGCTGCCGGTGCCCGTGCTGGACGCGAGGTTCGCTTCCACGAGCAGTTGCCCAGCAAGCCAGAACGCGGCGTAGGCGATGTCATCCGGCGTGGTGCCGTCCGCGACAGCCTCGCCGCTCTTCGTCGCGTTGTCGCGCGGCCACTCCAGCGGCTGCGACGTGCTGCTGGGCGTGCCGCTGAACATGGTGCCCACGGCGCGGTCGATCCACTCGCTCGCACTCACCAGCGACTTCGCGCGGTTGTCCGCCGTCGCCGTCGCCCACGCCGCCGAACCAGCACCCAGGCGACCCGTGTGCCACGTCGTCCCGTCGGTCACCGCAGCACCCGACGTGAGAGCGTAGGTGTAGTAGGTGTTGCCGCTGATCGTGACGGTGGTGACGGTGCCCATGGGTTAGCTCAGAGTGAAGACACCGGAGCTGCTGACCGCGATGGTGAGCGTGTTGCCGTCCGTGACGGTCACGTCCGCAGGCGTGTCGTCGAGCAGGCAGTAGCAGAGCACGTCGCCGCTGACCTCGTAGATCGCAGCGAAGCGTGCGACGATCGAGCCACCGCTCGCCGTCCACACAGGATCGCTCGCCACGTCCACCGTCACCGTGGTCGTGCCGCTCAGGGTCAGCGTGATCGACGCGCCGCCCGTCGTGTAGCCGTTGCCGTTGGCGACCTCGTTGGTCACGCCAGCGTAGGTCGTGGTGCCCGAGCCGATGTTCGACGACGACGTGAACAACGCCATCTTCCAGGTGTCCGAGTCGATGTCGAACGTGCCGTTCAGAAGGCGCGTGCGCGCACCGTTGGGGAAAGTCCAGTTGCCTGCTGCCATGGTTGGTTCCTCAGTTCTCGTACCAGTCCAACATCACCGAGATGCTCGCCGTGCTGCCCGACGAGTTGGCGACGCGGATCATGTAGCGCGTGTCGGCCTTGAACATCCACACATCGACCACCGGAACGTAGTTCGCGGCGTTGGCCGGAACGACGAAGCCCGAGATCAGCCCCGTGCCGTCCGCCGTGATCGTCGGCGTGTGCGTCACCACCGTCGCAGGCGCGGTCGCGACATCGCGGCGATGGTTGTACGCCGTGATCGTCGTGCCAGCGTTGCTGACCGTGGTGCCCTCGAACAGCGTCGCAGCGACGATCTGCGTCGAGACGACTCGCGCCGTGACGAACGCCACGTTGGTGGCGGTCGTGAGCAGCGACAGGTTCAGGTTGCTGCCCGTGTTGACGGAAGCGGTGTAGTGGACGCTGTAGAGCTTGCCTGCGCCCACCTTGTTCTCAAGGCCGGAGGCAACGTACAGCGCGTTGGTGACTGCGTCTCTGGTTCTCGGCATGGCTAGTTCTTCTCGGCCTCCATGGTCTTGATCGCCCAGTTGATTCCAGTATCGCCACCCCAGCCCAGCCAAGCGACGTAGCCTGCGTCACGCCACGGCTCGTCCTTGAACTTGGGGTCAACGACTGCGTTCTTGCGGTGCCGGTTGAACTGCGCCATCCGGCTCACGGTGTCGCGGCCCACGGAGCGGCCCGACGCGAGCTGTCGAGCGCGTGCCCAGCCAACCGGCGTCATGCCCTTCACCGCGTCGCCGTACAGACGCTTCCAGCGCAGAACCTTCGCCGCGTTGCCCTTCGCGCCAGCCGGTGGCTGGTAGCTGTCGGCCTTGCGCGTCGAGAGCGGGTGCTTGCTGGGCAAGAGGTCCGTGTCGTGCTGCCCACTGCGGAAGCGACCCGTGCGGATCGTCCGCAGGAAGTTCTTCACGCGAGCGTAGGCCCACTGCTCCGGCGAGCGGACGTTCGGGCGCACGCTACTCGGGTTCGTGCGGTACGCGCCCACGCCGCGATCGAACACGGCTTCGAGCATGTCCACGCTCACGCGACCCTTGTCGCCGCTCGTCTTGTTGTGCTCCGCAGCCATGCGAGCGAGCGCGTCACGACGCGAAACAGCCTTCGCGACCTCTTCGGCGGCGTCCTCTTCCTCTTCCTCTTCCTCTTCCTCGCCGACGCTCACGTCGCTCTGGAGGCTCTCGTCCTCGGAAACATCGGACGAGACACCCTCCGTGGGCGGCAACGACCCCTCATTCTCGCCCTCGACGGGCATCTCGTCCGAATCCTCTTGCTCCTCGACCTCGGGCGTCGAGGAGAGGCCCAGCATGTCGCGGACCTCGTTGACCGCAGGATCGTCCGGCGCGAGCACCGCGCCCGACTGCGCGAGATCCGCGAGCGCGCCCGTGATCTGCTCGATGTCGCGGAACTGGATCTGCTCCACCTTCATGGTGGGCCACAGGTCATAGTTCCAGCCGTTCAGATCGAACAGCGGCGTGAGGAAGTCGGCCTCGAACGACTCCTTGATCTCCTGCAAGGTGCTCGTGACGATCATGCCGAAGGACTGCGTCTTGTCCTTCGACAGCGCGAAGCTGCCCGAGCTGTCCGCGCCCAGCAGCAAGTGCTCGACGCCCAGGATGCGCGCCATCTCGCGGTTGAGACGCTCGATCGCACGCGCCATGTCCGGCTGGCTGTTCGTGCTGCCTTGCAACAGTTCCACGTTCCACTGCGGCACCGTGCTGGGCGTCTGCGACTCGCCCGTGCCGCGATACACGGCGGAGTCGAGCACGAGGCCCGTGTCCTTGCCCTTCAGCGCGTTCTTGACGAACTGCTCGATCGGCGCACGCAGCGTCGTGACCTGTTCGGCGGTCAGGTTGCCCGCCGTGAGCATCTGCGCCATCTCGGACAGCGGCCCACGACCGATCGGCGTGCCACGCAGATCGCGCTCGAAGCCCCAGCCTTCGAGCAGCTCGTAGCGCGACAGGGTCTCGGCCTTCGGCGCGATGTGGCGGAAGAGGCCCAGGCCCTGCGGGCTGTCGTCGAGGCTGTCATCGACGAGGTAGATCAGCTTGCCACGCGGCAAGTAGATCTCCTGCATCGTCTGCGGGCTGCGCTGCACGACGCCCAGCACCTCGCCGCTGGTCGTCACGTCCCAGCGTTCGATGGTCTTCTGCGGGCGCGGCGCGATGTCGTGCAGGCCGATCGCGCCGTCTTGGCGACGCTTCGCCGTCCACTCCTGCAAGCTGAAGCCGTAGAAGCGGTACATCGCGGCGCGACGCACGACGCGATGCCACGGCGTGACCATGTCGGTCATCACGTCCGCGACGGTCTCCGCGATCGTCTCCGCTTCCTCCGACGAATCCGCTGGCTCAACGCGCCAGTTGGCCTTGCCCACGAGGTTGAGGAAGTAGCGGACGCCCGCAGCAACGATCGCGGTGTTCGCGAGGATGTTGCTGTAGGTCCGGTACTTCTCAAGGCCCGAAAGCCGCGCGTCCTTCTCCGACTCGACGATGTACCCGCCGTAGATGGCGGTGCCGAACGCGCCCATCGCCTCGAACGGGCGCGGCTTCACCGGGTCGATCGACGGGTCTAGTGGCTTGTCGGACATTACGACCTCGTGATGATCATCGCGGGTTCGAGCGCGACCCTGCGCGTGTTCTGCGTGAGCAGATAGGCGTAGGCTCTGCTCAAGGCGTCGATCTGGTCCTTGAACTCGCTGGCAGGGAACATCTGCGCTTCAGCAAGGAACGCATCGTTCCATGGTGCGCGCACCATGTAGACGTTACCGGCTTCCGCTTGAGCGGCAACCGGAATCGCTCGATCGTCTTTGCTGCCGGTCTCGGGGCTGAAGTGGACGTTGAAGCCGTGGAGCAGCGCAGCCAAGCGGCTTCGCTGCGCCTTGCCTGCTTGCCCAGGGTCTTGGGGGATGCTGATCGCCACCTGTCTGCCGTCGTTTTGCGCGGAGTTGCGGATGGCGTCTTCGACCTCGGACGGCGTGCCGCGCAGGCGCACGATGTCGAGGATGTAGAGCTTGCCCTGGGACATCATCAGCTTGACACCCACGGTATAGGCACTGTTCCGCGTGGTGCTCGCCGCCAAGTCCCAGCCGCGCACGACGCGGCCCTGGGCGGGCGCGATGTCGATGACCTGGAACTCGTCGCGTCGGAAGAGCCCACCCTCACGCGGTGCTGGCCGTTGCTGCAACTGCGCGGCTTCCGCGTAGGTGCCGCCCTGGGCACGGAACGTCTTCTTCAGCTCCTCGACGCCGTCGCGGTCGAACCGCTCCGGCCCGAGGAGGGCGCCATCG